AGCATTCTTTGAACGCTTTGGTTCAACTTCGTGTAAAAACTCAGCAAACTCACTAATATTACTAAAACTTCTATCTTTCGCAAACTTCTCGATGAGGTCTTTGCCTCCATGCACCCTTCGCATAAACAAGGATAAATTGAAGGGATATATAAGTATTAGCATAATAATTTCTATTGTTTTGGTCTTTTACAAAATAAATAAACCGCTAGACTGCTAGGCTGTCTGTAATTATTTTTATTTCTTCTATAATATGTTTGGTAAACCCCCTTACCCTCTATTAGTTAACGTAGTTAACTTCTCTACATTAAAGAAAAAAATAAAAAAATAAAAAAAAATAGAGCAGTAAAGCGTTTTATTCTTTCAGTAAATCACAAAAACATTAAAAAAAATAAAAACGAAGTATTAAACGTCAATTATACCCTCGATATGATATGGCCGAGCGTAGCAGGTGGAATATATTTCGTGGTAACACCAAAAAAGAGAATCCTAATCCAATTATACAAAGAGCAGGTATGATGATTGAGCCTTTCAATCAAGTAGCAGGTGTACCCGATATTGTACGTGATACTGAAAGATTGAGAAAAGACAGCAACCACGATAATGAGTTTGACCTTTACGATAGTATGTTAAAGTTAGACCCCGAATTGAACGGTGCGGTTCGTGCGGTATCTCTTACGGCCAATAACTATGAAATAAATTACTCTAATGGTAAAAACTCACAAATAAGAGAATCTATACGTGAGTTAGTAGAAGATACTCTCGACTTTGATGACATTATGATAAATGCTATGCGAAGTCTTATGGTCTACGGTAATGACATCAACAAAATAGTAGGTAAAGAGGGTGTAGGTATCACAGACATACAAAGTTTACCGATAAAACAAATAACAATCGTTGATGAAAGAGGTGGCCTAGGTTCTTACTTCGTTGCTGATGAAGATAACCCCGTTATCGAGGCTAAGACGTATATGCTTAGAGAGGCTACTTCTTATGAACGTGCTATTCCTAGAAATGAAATACTACACATAAGGATAGATTATCGTTCTAATTGGTTTACCGATAATAAACTACGCAGAACGTATGGTGTGTGGGGCGCAAGTAGATTTACGTCGCTAAAGCAACCAATACGCATGAAATATAACAGTATGAACAATCGAGTTTCTTTAGAGGACTCAATGACAAAGCAGTTTATTACAATTGACAAATCTGCTATCGAACACATACAAGACCCTGCTGAACAGGCACAAAGACTTCAACATATTATGGATGAAGTAATTACTCTATTCGAGGGGCTGCGAGGCGACCAAATACCTGTTCTTCCTCATTACGTAGAATTACATCACGTAGATGTAGGCAACAGTTTGCCAAACAATACAGGCTTCCTCGACACAATTAACGCAGACATAGCGGCTGTACTACAAGTACCAAGAGTAGCAGCAGGTCAAGAGAAAGGTTCTACCTTTGCTGCAACATTCAACGCTAATCTTTGGGCTGTCCAAGCAATCAGCCGTATGCACAGAATCTTGAGTGAATCAGCAACAAAAATGTTTATGATACACTTAGACTTGTTAGGTATCTCTTACCGCAAACAAGATTTGCCTACAATTAAGTTTGAGGCTATGGATAGCGAAACGCCACTAAATATAATGCAAAGAACCGTTATGGGTTACAATGCAGGACTTCTTACACTAAACCAATCTTTTGATTTGCTTAACCTACCAACCATAGGTAAAGAGGGTGATGAAAGAAAAATGACAGAAGCACCAAAGCAAGTAGGGGATTTACCAAGAGAAAACTCACAGGATGGTGCGAGCGACCTTGTTGACTGATAGTTTAATTTTAGGCTTAATATATTTCTTTTGTGGTGTACTAGGTATTATATTAAGCAAAGTATTAATAAGACATACGGGTGGTGGTAATAACATGGCTCAGATGAAAATGACTAATCCAAATGAGACTCTAATGCTAACTTTTGGTATGGGAGTAGTTATGGCGTGGGTTATAATCGCTGCGGCTGCTTCATATTTCAGCGTAGTTGAACAACGTGATATATCAGATTCACAATTGACAGTAATTGGTCTGCTAGGTGGGCCTGCACTTTTGATTATAACAAGTGTCTTAGATTTATTTAAGGGTAAAGAAAGTGCTAAAATTGCAGTATTGCCGGATAGACTAAATGCAGATATTAATGATACTGACGCAACTAAAAATCATACTAGAAAACTAGAGGAATTAAAACTACAACACGATTTGGATATGGAAGCCATGCAGCAAAAACATACTTTAGATATGGAAGCGTTTCAAATTACTAACGGAAAAACAAAGGAGGCAAAGAAATGAATAGTAGCATTTGGTGCGGCTTTTGTACTCTAGGTAATTGTTGGGAATGCCCCGAAGGTCAAGAGTAGGTTAATAAGACATTCCTTAACTGAAACATATCATGTCGTGTGGATGCGGTTGTAGTGGCGAAGTAGTGGCATACGAAGAATGGGATGAAGAAGATGTTACGGCTGCCGAGTATCAAGGGCGTAGCGTTACGCTCAATAAGCCTTTTCGTACAAAAGGCGGTGCTAAAAAGTTCGCAGTTTATACTAAAAATGGTAGCGGTAATGTAGTCATAGTAAGATTTGGCGACCCTAACATGGAAATAAAAAGAGACGACCCTGCTAGAAGAAAAGCGTTTAGGTCTAGGCATAATTGTCAAAGTCCCGGCCCAAAATGGAAGGCACGTTATTGGTCTTGTAGACAATGGCGAGGCGGTAAAAAAGTAGAAGCAGAAGATGGTAGCCCATGCGGTTGCGGTTGTAATGATGAAAATGCAGAAGCGGCTGAACCTAGACCTAACGATACAGAATCACACGATGAATACATGACACGATGTCAAGAAGCAGGTTACTCTAAAGAACAATGTATGAAAGCACATGAAGGACATGAGTTTTCAGAAAAAGCATACTACGATGACGATAAGAAAAAAGCGGCAGAGTGTGGTTATGGTGAAAAGATGATAGATGGTGAGTGTAAAAGAGTTGCAGTTACCTTAGAATTAACTTTAGAAGATGTCGAAGCAAAACTTATCGCAGAAACAGGAAAAACCGTTTATGAAATAAGAGGTATAGCATTCCACGAAGGTATGAATAAAAACAATTGGTCTTTAACCGAAGAAGGTGCAAGAAGTGTTGCACAACAAATGAAAGATTCAGATTTGACACTATATCATCCGGCAGCAAATGAAAACGGTGCGGGATTTACAAGAAATGAAGAAGGAATAGAAGAATCTAACGTCGGTAGGATAGTTGGCGCTTCTTTCTTCAAAACAGATAATGGCTACGAAGTAAGATATGTAGCACACGTTACTCAAACAGAATTATTCCCAAGTTTAGCATCCGGTCTATGGAAAGAAGATGGGTACGGCGTAAGCATTGGTGGTTCGGGTATTCCTGTATCAGCAGACGAAAACGGACTTGTATTCGGTGAAGATTTCACTTTCGACCACTTAGCATTGGTAGTAAAACCCGCTTATGAGCGAGCAAATGTAGAATCTATCGAAAAAATAGTAATCGAAGAAGAAATGATAGCAAGTGAGCCAACCTTTATAGGTCATTCAATTGCTGACGTTAATCAACCAACGGTGAAAAGTATGACCGAAGAAGAAAACATAGAAACAAATTATGAAGCACAAATCGAGGCTATGCAGGCTGAGTTAGTTTTGGCTAACAGCCGTGTCGCTGAGTTCGAGGCTCAAGTGGCCGCAAAAGCAGAAGAAGAAAGAATGACTTTAGTTACTAAAGCATCTGAGTTAGGAATGTCCGGCCATGATGACCTTTCTACTCCTACACTAGAAACACTTATCGCATCTTGGGAAGAAGCGCACCCTGCGCCAACTCCTGTTGAGATGACACCTATTGCATCTGAGACAAAACCTGTCGAAGCAGTAGAAGCATCAGAAGCGCCACAAGTAGCAAACTACTTGAATGGAAGAATGGTCGCAAACGATGAAGCAGTTTACGCAAAGGCATTTAACCTTTGGGCTAACACATGGAACAAAACACTCGCAGGGGCAGAAAGAACAAGAATGTCTGCACCTTCGTACAATGACATCAAGGAGATGAGATAAAATGGTAGCATATTCAGGAAACGACCCCGTACACGTAGTTGACATACAAGAAACATTCGCAAGCAAAGGACTAGTAGTTAAATATCACGCAAGTGGTATTCTAATGACTGCATCAGTAGACGATACACCAATCGGCTACACAATGGCAGAATCAAGTAGAGATGCAGATTCAGCATTGGAAGCAGCAGGAACAGGAACAGTATCAATCCTTCCTCTTGACGGTATTTGCTATCTTAAAGCAGGTGCAGCAATTGCTTCACCTAAGTTTGGATTACCTATCTACCTTACACAAACAGCAGGATTAAATGGATGTGTTGATGACGACGCATCTAACTCAGCAACCTTAGTAGGTTACTACTTCGGTGGAGAAGGCGCTATTGCAGCAGGAGATTACATACCTGTATCTTGTTAGATATAGTAGTAAATTATAGGAGATGAATGATATGAACAATACATTAGAAGAAATATTAAACCCAACAGCAGCAGTCGGCCCATTTTCAGTTGGAGATGCAGTCTTAGAGCAAACTCTAAGAGACTTTATCCAACTACAATCTAACACAATCGCTATCGCAACCGATTTAGTCGGTGTTCGTAGCGTACCTTGGTTAGAGTTTAAGTGGTACACAGGAGTAGTAGGTACATTTAGTTACCCACTCGATGATGTCGCACTAACAGACCCAACCAACCTAGGAACAGCAAACTACACAACCAAACTCGAAAAGGGTCAAGGTCGTGTTACTTTCCTAGACGCAGTAAGACTACGTGGTGAATCTTTCGAGAACATCGACCGTCAACAACTTGCTATCGTAAGAGCAAGGGCTGACACAATCGACAACCACATCTTAGCAAAACTTTACGGTGGCGCAGGCGCAACATCAGTTGCTTGCACACAAGTATTCGGACACGCATCTGCTGATGAAGAAGGCGACATACTAAACTGTATGGACAACATCTTCGCAGAAGGTAGAGTAAGCGGTAACGAGCCACTTGCACTAGTATTACCTGCTGACGTAAGAAGTGCTATCCTAAATACAACACTATACGGAAACGTAGTAGAATCACTAGGCGACCACTTGGCTAGAATCGCATCTATGTCTATCTCTTACACAAGAGATTACGGAAGCGGCAACGCAATCGGAAACGATGCACTAATGCTAATTCCGGGCGCAGATACAGCCGAGTTCTTCACATACAACGGTGAAGGTTTCACAGAAACAGAATTAACAAGATTGCCGGGCGTAGGTTACGATTGGCTTCTTACTTCTTACATGGGTAGCGTTATCCACGAACACCAAGATGGCGCATCATCCGGTACTAACAGAAGGATTCTAAAGTTAACCGGAGTCCGTGCTTAAATACGGGCGGTGGTTAATTGCCTAAAGAAACTAAAAAGACTTCTACTAAGAAGGCTACAAAGCCAAAGGCGGCTGCAAAGAAAAAGCAGCCGTCTAAGGCTAACCTTGCTACCCAACTAAAGGATGCAGGTATATTGTTGCCCGAATCAGCAGATGTAAAAGAAATGGAACACCGTTTGAAACATTGGAAAGCCGGAAAGGGTTACTTGGTGAGAGTTCATCGTAACGCAGGCTCAAGATATGTAGGGCATCCTCTAGCATTACTAGATTCACCTAGAAAGGCATTGTATTGGCTTCCACCAAGCGACATGACTGATAGGATAATTGCTACACAAAGAGTAGTAATAGTTGGTCGGTCGGAGAAACCTTCATCAAACACCGTATTCATAGACGTACCATTGGACTATGAGTAGAGGTGTATGAATGTCATTTGATGTAGGAGAATTAGTAGTAGACGAAGAAGCAACCGTACTCGACACTAATATATCTGCAAGACAAATAAGAGACTTACTTAACAGACCAAGAGGTTTGAACGGGGCTACTATTGTCGAGTATCTTAACATACGTATTCCCGAAGTACAAAAGAAAGTACGTAGAGCAAATTATGTAGGGGTTAACTCTACAAATGCACCACTTACTGCACACATAGAAGGTGCAATTAAGTTTATGGTATGTGTTGATTGCTTAAGAGTACTCATAGATACCATACCTTCTGTTGTTCCCGAAAAAGAACAGGGTACAGCAGATATTCGTTATAATCAACAGTTAGCCTCATTCGAGAGGCAAGCGAAGTCGCTATTAAGTGCAATAGAAGAGAAGGGCGGCACAGCATTTTATACAAAGGCCACAGCCGCAAAAACAAGCGGTACAAAAAGTGGCGAGTTGTCCGGTTCTCTCTCTTCGCAATAGAGGTGAGGTAAATGGGAACGAAAACATGGAACGGAAGTCAATCGGAAGTTTTTGAAACTCCTGCTAATTGGACACCTAGTAACGGTGCAAATAATAATGAACCCGAAGCAGGTGATGATTTAGTTTTTGACAACACTTCTAATGTTAATTGTGTTTTAGGCTCTAACTCTGATTATACTACTGCAACATTAGGTAATATTACTATTGCATCGACTTATGATGGAAAACTACAAACTACTAATACAGTAGTAATAAATATAGGCGGGGCTTTGACAATAAATAGAGCAGACTGTTTAAAGTTTGATGGTACAAACACAGTAAACTTTACAGGCGACCCCGCATCAGTAGGTATTGCTACATACGATGGCGCAGGCACAGCATACACCAAAGCCTTAGTTAGTTTTGGTGCAGACACTAGCGTTTGGAATACAGGTAGGGGTAATACAGCATTTATTTTTCCAAGCCATTCATTTAGTATGGTGGATGGTGTATATCCTAAGTTTACTTTTACGGGAACACTAAAAGCAAAGAAAATATACTCCGATGCTTCACGTACCGAGTTTAACAATTATGGTTCTGTCGATATAGGAGACATGAATGCTAACGATGTTAATTCTAGTAGTTACGATATATACGATTATAGTAAGGAGTTTTTGTTTGAAGGTACTTTAACGGCCATTGGCGACACCTTTAGATTCGGTCATACTACTGCTAGATTTAAGACGCTTAAATCATCATCTAATGGTAAAATTGATTTTCCGGTTACGGGTTCTTCACTTTTCTTAGATTCCACCACAAAAAACTTTTACGCTCAATATCATAAGTTAGTAATTGAAACAAACGATATTATAGATAACTATTGGCTAATCCCTGCGGGGCTTACAATAGAATGTAATGAGTTAGTAATAAAAGATGGTGGTAGGATTTATGGGGAAGTTGGTGTAGATGTTAAAGCCGCCACTATAAAATGCG